CTGCCGCGGGACTTGGGAAGCCACACGGCACTAAATAACTGAAAAATGGCAGAGAAATAATTTCGCGCAACTCTGTAGGTCTGAAAAATTCCATAATCCATACCCCAAATACTGTTTTTATATACAGTAGTTTCATTTGAACATGCGCGCAAGATACCGGAGTCGTTACGGCTGTTTAATTATTCATCTCTTCGTTTGTAAGTTTCTCTCTCTATTCAAATTATGGGTTTTGTAAATTTTCTGGTGGTATTGCCATATGCGCATATTTAAGCCAGTTTAGAGGCCGGGAACTTTCTGTACAGCGTCGACAGCCCCACATCATAAATAATCGCTACCTGCCGCCGCGGTACTCCTGCCCTAATCAGGCGCCCGGCCTGCGCCCATTGCTCCGGTGGAGCAGCCCGGACAATAGCCTTTATTGTGGGTTTAGTCAGGCTGGCTGTTCCGGCCAGACAGGGGAAGCTGTATTCACCTGGTTTACCAATACGCCGTAGCGTTTCCATGCCTCCAGCCGTTTAATCTCGTCATCTGTGACAATACATTCACAGTATTTACGTTCTTTCCCATACATTCCCCTACCAAACCACCTGACCGCCATATACATCACAATCCGTTTCCACTTAGGCACACCAAGTACGGTCATTCCGTCCAGGAATATCAAATCGGCTTCTTTGGTCCAGCATTTCAAGAATTGCGGGAGTTGAGAAACGGCCCATGGTAATTATTGTTCTACCTGTGCGATAATGAGTTCTTTTTGAGGGTATGTTATGCGCACAAAGTTACACTCTCTGCAAGCACTGCGTGGTATTGCTGCGTTACTGGTTGTGTTGTTCCATTATAGAGGCTTTCTGAATGATGGAGCTAAAGGAAACCCTACAATATGGGATAAAGTATTTAGTCCTGGAATTATCGGTGTTGATATTTTCTTCATTATTAGCGGTTTTATAATGGTTTATACTACCTGGAGTTATATGCGAGGGAAAGCATCTCTGGTTCGGTTCTTGCTTAACAGGGTAATACGTATCATTCCGTTATACTATCTTTGTCTTGTCATAGCTTTTCTTCTTGAAGGCGCTATGAGCACTTTTCATTATCCAGACAAAGTGCAAAACATTTTAAGTGCGTTGACATTCACATTATACAAAACCTCTACACCTCCACTCTACATTGACGATGGTGGTACGTATAATATTCGATGGACACTCAACTACGAAATTTATTTCTACCTTGTATTCGCTTTATGTCTGCTGGTTAAACACCGAGTTCTGGCGCTCGTCACTTGGGGCATTCTGGTAACCAGCATCATACCTGTGATAGCAGGATACCAACCAACAATAAATGTACAAGGTTATCCTTTTTCATCTCCATACTTCGGTTTTCTGACAAACCCTCTTCTACTGGAGTTTATTATTGGAGTTATAGTTGGCTGGCTGTACATCAAAATAAAACAAAAATTTCCTTCAAGAAAAATAGAATTATTATCAGGTATTAGTGCTATCGTACTACTAATATATATTATTTGGGGAATATATACTGGAAACATCCATGCGTTGGACAGAAAAAGTTCCCTTGTTTTGGGGTTCTTTGTTCTCGCCCTCACGCTTGGGGAATCTTTATTACTGTCATTTATCCCCCGTTTTTTGACTTATGTGGGAAACATCTCATTTTCGTTATATCTGCTCCATAGCGCAGTTGGTCTTGCTGTGGTAAAAAAAGTTGGAGCTGTCGGATATTCGGATTTTAAGATGATCCCATCCGTGTTGCTGGCTATCGGGATATCTATCCTGGCAGCTCACTTTACACATAAATACATAGAGATTAATCTGACTCAGAAGATAAAAAATAAGTTAAAACAGAAAAATCTATTGAAGAATCCTCTTCCATACGGCAGTCTGCAATAAAAACAATTTATATACGCCCGGTAGTCCGGGCTTTGCTTTATTTAATTTCCGTTATTATCATTCCAGTATCCTTTTTCATTTGCAGTTGGCGCCCATGGATTTTAAATCCCTGAATGACCATTGCCTGCATCATACCTGCCCAGTTATCTGTCTGTTGCCCCAAACCGTGAATCCACGGATGCGCCGGAACGACGGAACAATCCAGCGCAGCCAGGGAATCCGTAAAAGCCAGACGCGCTTCACGCCACATCCGGCACCTCCGGCCAATCAGGGGAAGCTGTATCCACACGGTTAACCATTACGCTGTAGAGTTCCCATGCTTCAAGCCGTTTAATCTCTTCATCTGTGGCAATTTTTAGTTTTACTGCCCGCGCCAGTGGTGCGATGGCTGATTCAGCTTCAGAAAGGCGACGAATTTTTCAGCCTCAGCCTTTTTACGCAGCTCTTCCGGAGAATAACCCCGCTGAACGACTTTACCGTCCTGATATAACCACGTACCATCACCACGGCAATCATCAGGGCAGTCAGCAGCGTCTATTTCCGCAACAGACATATTAACCGGCCACAACATTGATACAGCATATGTGTTTCCACGTTGCGGGACTGGTTGATTAACGACACCCCAGATAACCCCTTCAGGGTCGTACATGATTTTTGCAGTATCATCAGAAAATAATGACTGACATTCATACCAGTCCTGCCCGTCTTCTGACTCCAGAAAATATGCACCTATATTTATTTCGGACTGAGTTTTACCCCTGTTTACGGGCGCGTCAATAAGTCTGAAATTTTTAATGTCCTGATATTTTTTCATTATGCCGTCCCCCCTTGTACGGTATACCACTGAATACCTAATCTTTTTGCAAAGGCGCATAAGCAATGCCATCAATATTTTCGCCTTGATTATCTTTCCAGACGGAGGTAACTACATATCCGGGGGTGTTAGGCCAGGAACCTGCATTGTTCCAGGTAGCCACTGATGTGCCAGCCCCTAATTGAATATCTGCGACGAGATTATTATTCAGATGTGTACTTAGCCAGCCGTTCCAGACATTACCAAAAATATCCCCGTTACCAGCCATGCGTGACGTGCCATTTCCTGCCTGCACTTCGCCTGTAGCTACAGCATTCCCGTTTACTTTCAGGGAAACCATGCTTTCCACAAGATTACCGATGATACGTAATACATGTGTGTAGTTCGAGTAAACATCAAGCACGCCGTCGCCGTTCTGTTTAAAACCAGTGTCATTATCACCAAGAACGATCGAATTACCGCCCAGCGCATTGTCAGTACCAATGCCTAACGGGCCGTTTAGCCTCCCTCCATTAACTGACAGCGCTCCGATATTTTCGGGAGTGGGTTTATTAGCTGTGTTGTAGTCAACAATCCACGGGCGGCTGGTATTCGGTACAGTTCCCCAGTCCTGACGCTTTGCGTTAGCGCCCATATGCGCGTAATAGTGCTGAAACCAGACTTCACCGATTTTCTCAACAAACAGATATCCGTAGCTGTACAGCTTGCTGCCATCCGGATAGGTCGGAAAATCAGCGACCGTATCAGAATTCGACACCGCCACCCGCCACCATCCCGGTGTATTAGCTGATGCCATCGTGCCGTTATCGGTAATTTCACCAACAGCATCGGCGGAAATGGCTCCCACATCTGACGCCCACAAAGTGATATCACCGGTCAGTGGTTTACTGTTAACCCGCCGTGTCGCCGGAACGGCATTTTTTGCCAGATTTATCGTTTCTTCTAAACCAACGTTTTGGAGAAACAGCGGCTTATTCGGGATGTCCGCGCCATTCTGATTTTTTTCAAGACGGGTTTTAACCTGTTCATCGATCAGCCTGCCAATAGCGGCGTGAAGCTGTGTATGTTCGCCTTTACTGAGTGGTATGCCGGCGGCTTCAATAACAGTGCAGACCTCTTCCTGGACTGCATCCCACATATCACTGTTGAGATCCGTTGCGCGGCGGCCCGTGGCGGGATCACCATTCGTAAATCCGTTTTTCCCTGACCAAATTTATCTTTTTGCGCAGTGGGCGTATCAATTCTGTGCATTCTCTTTTCCTTCCGGATAAGCAAAAACAACAACCGTATGTGACGGACAAAGCTTATCAATCACACATTCAGCAACAGTATCGCCCCACGTTCTGATCGCAGAATCGCAGGTGCTTGTACAGGTCTGCCAGCTGATGTTCGCATCAGCCGGAATATTCACACGCCAGTAGTAACGCCAGAATTTCCCCCATTCAGGATCGGGTGTGCTGTCGAGATTCTGAAACTGCTCAATGGTGGCAGCGGTATACCCCAACGCATCAAGCTGTTCCCGATAAAACCTCTCGTTTATACCACCGGAAACATTTGCCTTTGCATCCAGCCGTTGCTGGCGCTGCTGTAATGTCTGCACGCCTTCCGGTGCACAGGAATCAGGCAGACCATACAGCTGTTCATAACGGTCTATCAGTTCTGTGGTTCTGGCCGGATCAATTTCAGCCATCAGTTCATCCGCTCTCTGATGTACCCGGTTCAGCGACGGCGCCAGCCCTTCAATCAGTGGATTTTCTCCGTCCCAGGCAGGCCCTTCCGGCAGAAGGTGATAAAGTAACTGCGTATATTCGTCCTGCAACGCCATAGTTATCCGTTCTCCCCGGTATAGGTGGCCCAGGTTATATTCCCCAGGACAGGAAGTTCAGTTTTTCCCAGTGCCACATCTGCCGCCGGCACACGCAGCTGATGTGCCACTTCCCCGGTCGCCAGGCTTATCGCCTCGCTGATTCGCGAAACATAAATTTTTCCGGACGGCGCGCCATCACGCAGCATCAGCGCATTTAGCTCCGCAATAATCGCAGTACGAATTTCCGGAGTATCTTTGGCCAGTGCGACTGTTACCGGAATGTCTTTTTCAGTGGCAGCGAAAACAAAGAGTCCGCCGCCAGCAACAGGTGCCAGCGGCAAAATATGGTCACGTACAGCCATAACGAGATCGTCGCCAGGAGCCGGATTAACCGGGTTACTGGTAGCCACCATCACACCAACGGTGCCGGTCCCCTTATAATGGCGGAATGTCCACGCACGGGTTATTCCTGCGATTTCCTTTGCCCAGATGACGTAATCAGGATCAGCGCCCCCCTGTGGTATCCAGTAATAGCGCTCCATGACACGCGCGCGCCACGTTTCAAGCTCCTCTGTATCAGCCCCCCCGGTCAGAGTGTCAGCGTAACCTGTAGAAGGAATACCAGTAATCGGCGTGCCAAGGCGTAACGCCGTACCATCGTCAGTATTACCGGCAGTTCCCGCCACATCAGCAATAACCGGCACACGTAACAGGCCGCCGGAAGCTTTCACCGTCTGCAGGGTCGTGAATGTAACCTGATCATCCCGCTGAATCTGTGTCCCCGCGGGGATCTCCGGCGTTCCGGCAATACCATCCCAGCGTGCAAATCCCTTCGCAGATACGGCATTTTTCCTGGGACAACGCTTAATCCTAGCGTGACGGTAAAGCCAGTCCTCATCACACATGTCAGGCAGCATATTCCGGGCCAGATAATCGATATAACCATACAGCGTATGTACGGCAGCAGCCTGTACCCGGCTGTAAACCTCGGCATCCATGCGACGTAACACAACATCCTGCTGAAAACGGGTCAGTAAATCGCTGCGAATGGTAGCAATCAACTGAGGAAGTTCAGGACGTGCAAATTGACTGTCAGCCATTAAGTTCGCTCCATATATCATCGAATGTGATATTGTGAATTACCCCGTCCCGCTGATATATCGTCACGCCAGCCGCCAGGGTATCTGTTCCTGTGCGTTCAGATGTCACATCAATACGTGCCGCCACGCCATCGTCTGTCATCCACGCAAGCGCCTGCTGCATGTATTCACGGGCATCCTGCGGCGTTTTATTGGTGAGTTTGCGGCGTTTCAGCAGGTAGAGGCGGGAACCGATGCGGTCATTCTGAACAGCAGGCCAGGTGTCCCCCCACCAGCCGTATGGCTGTGGGGTCCTGTCATCCCGCTCCGCCCGGCGCCAGGTAAAAGAGAAATCACCACTGCCCGCGTCAGAAGGTCGAGCGAAGCCGTGGCATCCTTACGGATTCCATTAACATAAAGGATCATGATGTCAGCTCATGGGTTGGACAGGCTTATCGGTTATACCGCCGCCATCGCCATTTTCTTTATTGGTATGACCGTTATAGGTCGTGCGCATTTCAGCCATCGTTTTTCCACTGCTGTCACAGTTGTCCCTGATATCGCCAGTGGATTCGATCGGCATTTCAAAACGTGCTTTAGTGGCATTCGTGAAAATAACTGGCTTTCCGCCGCCATTTATCACTATTCCGGCGCGGGTTAATGTGACCGACTGCCCCTGATCGTCATATAGCGCGACTTCCCCGCGCGCCAGCCCTTTCAGTCTGAAGCGGCGGTCAGCCACAACCACAGCCACTCCGTGCGAACGGTCACCGCCGGGAAACAATACCACCGCTTCTGCGCCATTCTGTGCTGCAGAGGTGAAACCGTAAGGTTCAAGATGCTCCACATTCTCTTTTTTTTCACCGGCAATAAGTTTCAGTCCGGCAGTCTGGCATTTTCTGACGGTATCAATCGCGGTAATGACTGCGCGCGTTATCATGTTCTGAAGAGGATGGTTAGCCATCAGAAATCCTCCTCCTCACTGACTTTTTTCTTCGCTTTCGGCCTGAATGGTTCAGGAAGATAAGCATCCGCAGGCCCCACCCGGATTTCGGTCAGGGTGCCGTTATTGTCCTGGCTGTACGTCACTTCGGCGATCACCAGCGTTTCATTGTCAAAACCGTTCAGCGGGTCATACACCACCACGGCCTGATTCGGTTTCCACAATTCGCCATTCCCCTGTCTCCATCCCTGTACGGTATAGGTGGTTTCCAGCGTTTTCGCCGCACGCTGACGGGCTTCAAATTCACAGCGTGATTTGCAGCTGTCAGTTGTGGCAGTTCCTGACTGCTGAATGGTGTGGGGACGATACCGCGTGACGCCTGCATCACCAGTACTCTGCCGGATAGCAGCAATGGTTGCCTCGCCGAAATCATCATCCGTTCCAGGACGCTGCCCCGTAACCAGATAACTGGAGAAACGCTCGCGAACACTACGCTCGGTATCACAGGAAAGAATATTTTCGCCAAGTACCAGTGCCGTGGCTGCTTTCATACTGCCCGGCCTGCCGAGAACCAGCCGTCCCCGTTCGTCATCATATGCCAGCGCCTGAGCCTGTCCAAGCAGCCTGTTCAGACAGTCCACAACCGTTTCACCATGTTCCGGCTGAGCCTCAATAACGGCGGCTGCCGGCGCGCCTGCATCAACAACGTCCACACCGAATGGCCGGGCAAGTGCGCTGGCGATCAGGAATAAATTTTTCCCGTTATGCTGTGCAGGCGATGCAGAACAGTCGATAAGATCTGCCGTTTTGCTGCGCCCGACA